CGTAGATGTAATTTGACACCTCTGCCGAGCGAGAACTACTCGAACGGCTGGTCAAGCACATTTACTACAGCGTACAATGGTGATATGCTACCCACCCACGTGACGCAGTGTTATTCAACAAATACTGCTATCGGGGGTGGTAAGGCTTTCACCAAAAACACATATCGGATTAGTACCCGAGTGTGGGCCGTGGGGAAGTCAAAATATTGGCTTCCTGAATCCATGATCCGCACGCCGGAGGGATTTAATAAGCTGAGACGCAAGTTGCACTCAGACTTAGCAGTCACTCCGGAACATGTGTTCGATTTGGTACCATGGAGTTGGTTGTTAGACTATTTCTTCGAATTTGGCGACTTCTTTGCCGCCATCTCAGGAGGAATAGCTGACTGTCTTATTTGGGACTACGTATATGTAATGCGTAGTCAAGAATACGACGACCGTTCTGTATTCACGGAATACGTGTACAAAACGCCAACTACTTGCGGTCCAATCACTTGTACTGTCACGCGAACCGGTACCCTTAAAAGTAGGGTATACGGTTCCATCTTTGGCTTTGGCCCGACCATTGGGGATTTATCACCCCGTCAGGCGGGCATCTTGGGAGCTCTTGGGCTCTCGAGATTGTGATCGCTGTGAAGCGCCCACACCCACTAGTGTTAAATAGTGGTCCTTTTAATGGATCAGGAGATTCCATATGTACGCTGACCCCCAGTCTGTGACCATTAATTCGGTCGCTCAGTCGCTTCCCCGTCAGGGATCGACTCAGCCGGATCGGATCGGCACGTTCGCAACTGCGGACGGGACGTTCCAATTTGACATCCGACAGAACAAGACCAACAATCGTTTTCGTCGTGAGGTTCGCCTCACGCAGAAGAAGATTGCAGCGGATCCCATCTCGGCGCTCAATAAGGAGATTTCAACCTCCGTTATGGTCGTCGTGGATGAGCCCCGCTGGGGCTTTTCCGATACGGAACTCGGCTATCTTACTGCCGGTATCCTCGCTTGGTTTACCAATGCGAATCGGGACAAGCTCCTGGGTGGCGAGCTGTAAAGCTCACGTACATACGGACGGTCTCACCACACCCTAGGATATTAAAGGGAAGTGATGAAAATACCGACCATGCTCCTCAGACGGGTCCTAATCGACTTAGGACTGCAGTCATCGGACACCATCGACAAGGACTATGACTATTGTCATAGCCGTTATCAAAGAGAAGGGATGAGTTTTCTCACGATCACTCTTCCCGCTTTGGATGATGCCCTTTTACAAGGGCTCACCCAAGGACGCCTCACGCGCAATATGTTTACTGGATTTCGATCAGTAAGCAAA